ATGTGCTGCGAAGTGGCAGCAGACGCTAAAGACACCTTCGTGGTATTCAGCAGGCTTACCTGCCCCTTAGTCCAAGGGTCAATACCCTTCGACTTGTAGAACCGGAAATCCAAAGACCCACCGATATCCGCATACTCCTGCCCTGCACCCAAATGCCACGAATCCTGACCACGCCGCCACAACCCGCCAGGGTTAATAGCCGCCTCGCCAGGAGCAGTCGAAATGTCCTGCGAATCACGGACACGCTGCTCATACCCCCGCTGGAACCTGCCACTCTTTTGGTCCACCATGTAGGGCCGACCGTTGATAGCGACCGGATACACCGAAGGCACAAGGGACGTAGTGCCCGTACCCGTAAAATATGCAGGGGTGTTCAGGAACGGGAGCGTGAAGTTTGCGACTGGCATTTACGCCCTTTGCAAAAAGGTTGGGTACTGGCGGGTAAGTTTCGCAGCCTCAGCCGTAATACGGTCACGACGCAAACGCAACAAGTTCGTGATGCTGTTCCCAACAGCGCCAGGAGGAACCTCATCCGAACGGCGGGTGTCGCCCTGCGACTCGGTAAAGTTCCGCTTCACCTCACGGGGGGCGATGAGACGAATCTGCGACCCGATAATCAGGATGTCTTCAGCCGACTCAGGGAACCCTGCAATAGACTGCAAACTGTCATTCTCTGTAGCGACCCGTGTGAACGGGGCCTTGTAAGACACCCGCAGGTCACCGTTGCGTACGTCTTGGTCGATTTGTAGAGCTAGACCGGAACCGAAATCTTTTGTCGGCATATCCCGCAAAAGTTTGATTTTGTGTACCTGTTGGTAGTCGTCAGACTTGTATCTTGAACGCACTTCAACAATGTCAATGACTGTGCCGATAGTCGGCAAGTTGATTTGGCGGTTCGACCCGTTGTATTGGAGGTCAAGAATCTTCACTTGGAACAGGCCGTTCATCGGGGAGGCAAGGTCAGCCAGCTCGTCGTTAATTGATTCAAGGATTTGTGAGCGGGGGAAACGGGGGTTGGCGATACAGACCGTGCCGTTGGTGTGGGCAGCAGCAACCGTACCGTTAAACGCCCGTTCGACGGTGAGAGTTTTCGTGGACTCCACCACCTCCCAAACATACATCTGCTCCGAACCAATCTCAATAACCGAACCGGAACGCACCGAACCCAAGTCGTAAGTCAGCACACAGGTCAAAGCCGTGGCTGTCATAGGGGCAGAAAGTTTGTTCCGTTCCTCCACAACCCCCGACAGGAGTTGGCGTTGGACACGGTTAATGACATTGGCAACAGTAGACATCTACTTCTTCTTCCTGGCCTGACTGAGAGCAATAGCAACAGCCTGCTTCTTAGACTTGACAACAGGCCCGCCCTTGCCGGAATGAAGCGTGCCGGACTTGAACTCCCGCATCACCTTCGAAACCTTCTTAGCAGCCTGCTTCTTGGAGGGCATTACTTCTTCTTTTTAGCAGCCATCTTCTTGGCTGCTTTCTTCTTCATGCCCGCCTTGCTGGAACCGTATTCCTTCATACGCTCCTTGGGGCCTTCCATCATTTCGTGCTTCTTGCCAGACATTTTTTTCATAGGCACATCATAGCCCATGCGGTTCAGGCCCCGTATCGGTCGTCCAACTGGTCAGCGAACTTGCGGTGGGTTTCCTCCACCAGCTGTTGTATCAGGCCGTTGCGTTGCCGTTGGGCGGTGTGGTTCCCGATGTGTTGCTTGTACAGCATTTTGGGGATGTGGGTCATGCGGGTGGCGAGGGCTGTGCGTACGCAGAGTTCGTAGTCGTCGGCTATGGGGAGGTCTGGGTTGTGTCCTCCGAGGCGGTGGTAGACATCGCTGCGCCAGACTCGTACATGGTTGGGGGCTGAGACGATGTGGGAGAGGGTGGTGCGGTTGATTTCGGGGGCTTTCATTGCCCAGACTTGGTGGGTTTCGTCCCAGTAGTGGTCGCCGTATCCGAAGGCCCAGCCGTCTGGGTAGCGGCCTGATTGTCCGTCTGGGAGGATTTCGCACCAGTCGGAGTAGAAGAAGCCTGAGTAGGGGGCTTTGTCGGCGTATTGTTGGATGGTGGTGAGTGCGTCGGGGGTGAGTTCGTCGTCGTGGTCTAGTTCGGCTAGGAGTTCGCCTCTGCCGAGCATGAAGGCATCGTGTTTGGTGGCTCCGATGTTGCCGTTGCTGGGGGTGTGGGGCCGGTAGATGCGGATTCGGTATCGTTCGTCGGCGCAGTATCCGTAGAGTTGGCGGTGGGTTTCCCAGCCTGGGCTGTCGTCGATGATGACCCATTCCCAGTCTTGGTGGGTTTGGTTTTTGAGGGAGGCCCAGGTGCGGGCGAGTACGTCTGGCGGGGTGTTGTGGGTGCAGGTGACTACAGAAATCATGCGGCTTCGTACATTGCGGTGAAACGTATTTGGTCACTCGCTGCTGCGCCGATTGACGGGGTTGACCCGAATACCGACGAAGCGCCAGTTAGGTCGGAGTAAAAAGCAAAAACAGACGTAGTAGATGCAAGTGTCGTCAGGTTGTAGACGTTGTTGGCTGAAGCATCATAGAAAAACCCGCTTCCCAAAACAGGCCCGTTAGCGACAACTATTTGTACTGGGGCCGATACCGTTATTCCGGTGCCTGCTGACCCTGTTCCGGTGACTGACAGATGCGCTTGGGCAACAATCGTTTTCCCAAAACGGGTGTACTTTGCATACACGGTAGTGAATGTCACGTTTGAAGATTGCGATACGGTCGGGGTCCACGAAATCCATTCGCCAGGAATCGTGTCTTGTTTCGGGGAGAAGTAGTCCCAGTTGGCTCCGTCCCACACCCGCAGATAACCCGTGTCAGTCTCGTAGATAATCTGTCCGAGGTACGGGTTGGTGGGTCGGGTGGTCGAGGTGCAAACCCCTGGACGTAGCCCTGTAGCAGACGACGAAATACTCATGCCGGACCTACATCTTCCAACTTGACCTGCAAAGAATATGGAGAGTTGGCAAAAAATCTTGCTGTATTATTTTCTGCCAAACCACTAAGTTTCAATGTAAATGAACCTGTACTGGTGGCTTTATACAAGCACGTTCCAGCACTTAAAAAGTATTTGCCATTCAAAACGTGCCACACCCATTGCCCTAACACATTATTTGAACCATCACGGATATACGCAACTATGTAGCCATCTGCAGTAAGTTTGGTTGTGGTCGCAGAAAATGTAAACGAATAAACTCTATTTGCAACTGCGTTGAATGTAAACGAGTAAACATCCGTGATACTGGTTGTAACAGTTACATCACCACCTGTTGCTACTGCGTAACCTTTTCCGCTTGTCCCTCCCGAAGTGGTATCAACAATCCCCCATGCTGTGTTCCACGGCGGGTTCCATGCAGCCCCACGCCAAACAAGAATCTTGTCCGTGTCAGTCTCATAAATAACCTGCCCCTCATACGGGCTGGCAGGACGAGTCGTGCTGGTACACACCCCAGGACGGGCAATCGCAGAGGTCGGAACATAGTTAGAGATGGGCATCAGTAGTTGCTCGCTTTGATGATGTAGTTCATAACCATCGTCGGCTGCACGTTGTTGTGCGCCCCACCGCCACCCGTGTTTTGGTTAGTTGCGGTAGTAGCAATGTTGGTTGCTGTTGCGTTTGCTGTTGATGTGGAAGCATTAAATGGGCTGTACAGAGCGTTCCCCGCAGTCAAACCGGCAATAAGTTGCCCGCTGTTAGTGACGAATCTTGTTTCGTTTCCTGGTCCGTGGCTATGGGCGTTTTGGGTGTGGTTGTGCGAATCTTGAACGTGCGTATGGCTTGGCATCTCTGCCGAGGTCAGCGTATGCGTTTGGGCACCACCACTAGCCCCCAATGTTGTCCCCGTAATACCGGAACCACCTGAAGTCAAACGGTTGGCAGCAGTCCCACCCATATCGTCTTCGCCAGCAACAACACGACCACGAAGGTCAGGAACATTGAACGTGGTCGAGCCATCGCCTGAACCATACGTTGTCCCAATAACAGCAAACAACGAGCCATAATCCGTGCGAGACACCGCCTGCCCGCCACACAACAACCAGTTCGCAGGAGCAGAAGGACCCGCATACGGCATCACAACACCAGGAGGCAACGCCCCGATAGTGCCGCCAATACCGTTAGAAACCCCCACTAGACTTCCTTCTCCCAACCCACAGCAGTCACAGTCACAACCGACCCAGTATCCGCATACCCGAACAACTGCTCAGTCGCCGTCATCGTCAACGCCGTATCCCAAATAATCGTGTCACCCGCAGCAATCGGCAACGCAGAAAAAATCCGGTTCGCAGCCGTCGCAGCCGACCCCACCGCCAAATAAAACACTCTGTCCGAACCATCCGTGTTGCAGATAGCGAACTGCTTGATAACCCACACCCTTGCCGAAGGCACAGCCGAACCAACCGAAGCATTAGCGTTCGTCAAAGCAACCGGCCCGACAAGCCGTTTCTCAGTCCTGTCGCCTACAGCCATGTCATGCTCCTACATCTGTCGTGATAATCGCCGTGAACTTCGAGTCGTTCATCGGGTCGGTGGATGCTGTCGTGTTCACCCATTTGCTCAGGGTTTGATTGTACACAAGGGCCTGACCCGTCAACGGGGACGAGATAGCGACATCGGTAGCAGCAGACAAAGTGGTGAAACCTTGCGGTCCCTGCGGGCCTTGGGCACCAGTAGCACCAGTCGAACCTTGGGGACCTGTAGCACCTTGAGGGCCGATATCTCCTTGTGGTCCCTGAGGACCTGTTGCACCCTGAGGTCCCTGCGCCCCCTGCGGGCCGATGTCACCCTGAGGACCCTGCGAACCAGTAGCACCCTGCGCTCCCTGCGGGCCAGTAGCACCCTGTGCACCTTGCGGGCCTTGGGCACCGATAGCCGAGATGACAAACAGCATCGGCTGGTTGTTCGGGAAACTGTACGTCGAAGTAACGAGCGTGACGGGAATCTCGATGTAGTCAACCTGCACGACAGGGGCCGACGAGACAGTCCATTTCTGGTAGTTCGTGTGCAGAGACTTGTCTTGGAGAATGATTGTGTCGTTGGCTTTGATTGTCGCCAAGAAGATGTCAATGTCGTAGCCGTCTTGGTCGGTGTGGCTGACGTTGATTTGTGTTGCGGCAGATTGGGTGGCGCTGTTCCAGATGATGAACCCAGACAGCGGGTCGCCGCCGATGAGCGACGTTTTGGCTAGGTAGTCGTAGAAACTTGCCGACTGCCCATCCGAACCTTGCGGGCCTTGCGCTCCTGTTGTTCCTTGTGGGCCTTGTACACCTTGAGGTCCTTGGGGGCCGGTAGCGCCTTGAGGCCCCACATCACCTTGC